GCTGAATGTCCCATCTGGTGCATTGTGCATATAAATCTTAGGCCTAACTGCAATTAACTGATACCTTCTCTCTCCGTTAATTGTAAAATCTTGGCTCAATGTTGTTTTTAACTCCTCTACTACTAAAGTTGTCACTTTTGCTCCCTTATGTTCAGAGTAACATCATAAAGGGCAAATGCACTTGGATTAGATACCGAAGGCATTGCTGTGAGCTTATATAGACCGTTGAACCTATCTTCATTGCTTATGATAGTATCAGTGTCATCGCCAACCTTTACATAAAAAGGTCTAATTGTTCCTCTGTTGTCGTAGACTTGAAATATCTTATCTAGTTCTGTTGTGTTCATTACTTTAAAAGAAAGATTCATCAGTTCTTTTCTCTGAGTGACACTATCAATGAACTCTTGCCCGTATCTGCTAGTGGCTTGTTTTTTTAGGTCATTATTCTTATAACTCCACCCATAAGAGACACCATTTGTGCTGACACTGGAAGCCTTGCCAATAAAGACGTGTGAGATTTCACAATACCCAAGAGTTGAGGTTAGGACTAAACGCCAAAACCTATAAGATTGTTGAGATGATAATGCTTTGATACTGACACCAAATTCAGTATCTAAAGTCATCGAGGTGGAAAATGCAGGGCTTGTCCAGTTGTCAGTTCCATTAGCTTGAATGGCTACAGCTGAAACTCCAAAACCATCTTGCCAATTATCGCATATTGCAATGTGATCAACATCTTCAATAGAGCCAAGATCAAAAACCAAGCTATCCGAGTTTGAATTTGATCTATATACTTTAGTTCTAAAATCATGCTTGATATTAGATGCAGGGAATTGAGCGTTTTCTGAGCTTGCAGAAATACTAGCTTGATCTACTAAATTGTTTGCTAAGAACTTAAAGCTCAAACTGCAACTCCCATTTCTCTGGCGTTTCTAACCGCTCTCGCAACCTCAACCCCGTCAACTTCAACAATAACAGGCTGTGAAGTAATGGCCGAAATCAACAGTTCTATTTTTGAATCTCCACCCATGTCGCCACTCTTGATGCCGTTAAGAAGAGTTCTTTGATCATTGGCATTGAGAATCATTTCACCTGTTCGCACGGTCGCCACGCTGTTGTCTTGGCCATAGCTTGCGCCATTCATTCCACCAATAAAACCACCCTCTGCGTATGCAGGCGGTTTTTGACTTGCTATTTTTGCACCCTGTGCAGCCATAGCAACTCCGACAAGTGCAGCCAATGCAAAGTTAAAAGGTGGCGGTGCTGCTGAAAGTGCATTTGATACAGCCTTTGCCGCGTTAATCCCGTGCACAGCTAAAGCACTTGCTTTACCAATAGCAAAAAGCTCTGAGTTCCCAGATGCAGTTAATGATGAAACAGCACTAAGCGAATCCCTGACACCTTCTACTTTTTCTTTATTTGTTCTTTCTTCCCATGCTTTAGAGTATAGAAAGTGATCTTTATCTATTTTCTTTTGAACTTCTGCGGCCCTTTTCTTTTCTGCTAGTATTTTATTGCTGGCTTCAATGTTTGCTTGGACGATCTCATCCTTGCTTGTTTTTGCGAGTTCAACCTCTTCTTGAATACTTGTTTTCATAACAGTTCTAAGTTCTTCCATTTGAACATTAAACTCTTCCTGTTTTGCAAGTCTTTCAGCCGCTTCCTGGTCGTTTAAATCTCTCGCCTTTTGAGTTATTTCAATTTGTTTTTGCATAGAGGCTTCCATTGCTTGAAGCCCTTCTGTGTTCAATCCTAAAAACTCTTTAACTTTTATTGAAGCTGAGATAACACCAGCAGCAAACTCTTGAACACCTTGAAGCGCACCAAGCGCACCGTCTGTTAAAAAGTTTAAAAAGTTTTTTGTCCCGTTCAACACATTGTTAAAAATAACAACCGCCTGCACGCCAATATCAACAGCACCCGTCAATCCTTTGACGATAATATTATCTGAAAAGTTTTTGATTGAATCAGAGTTTGATTTTACAAGACCATCAAGCGCCATTATTCCACTTGAAAACCCTTTAATAGCGGCAATAGCAACTGGTGATTGTGTTACAAAGCTTCCAAATGTCTCAAGCAAATCGCCATAAGTATTATTAAGCTGTGATGTGACGCCTTTATATGTGTTGACTTGAGCTGCAGCAGCACCGCCAAATTTTGAATTTAGGGCTTCTAGCGCGTTTGCAAATGTTTTTGCATTATCAGCACCCTTTTTAATTATGACACCATATCTTGAAAAAGAACCAATCTCACCGGCTGCCGCTTTACCAACAAGTGTCGCTGCAGAAGTTAGATCAATACCTAATGCGGCTGACATATCAATGGCCGCTTTTGTTGCACCTTTAAGTCCTTCCTTGTCTAACTGTCCAAGCGACTGGATAAGGGCTGCGTTTTCAAGAATTAATTCATCGCCATATTTAGTTGTTTTTTGAAGTGAGGATGCAAAATCCTGTAGGTCTTTACTATTTTCTTTTGTTAACTGGCCAGAGATCATTAAGGCCGTGTTGAGTTTATTGATAGCATCTTCCTGCCTTCCAGCAGAATCTATCATCTCACCGCCTCTACTTACAACCGCACCTATCCCAGATGCAATAAGCTTTAACCCAGCGCCAACAGCATTGGCCGCAAGATTTCCAGCGAACGAGGCAAGCGCCATGTCCATTTTCTTGAAGCCTTTTTCTGCGCTTTTTGTAGTGGTATCAACACCCCTAGTTAAAGATGCAAGGGCTTTTAATGCTGCTTTTTCTTCGACCGTAATTTCAACGCTTACTTCGTTTGCCATATTTTGCCGCTATCTCTTCTTGTTCGATTCTAGTTTCTTCCTTTAAATTATGAATCAAATTGAACGCTTCGACAATTTTAGCTGGCTGTTCTAATACAGAACCAGGAAAAGGCATAACCCCCCGATCATAATTAAAATGAAGATTTATGATATTTGCCCAGAATGATGAATAAAACCTAGCTGGGCAGTGAAAATACTCAACGCTGGATGCCGATTTCATTGGGGTGTTTTGTCCGCCTCTATACTTGAGAATGGGAGTCGGGAAGGTAGAAAAGCATCCCTTTCTTTCTTGATGCTTTCTTTGGCGCTCAACATCTCGTTTATAGTGAGATTTACATAGGGTGCAGTTATAGCTCGGGTCAGTCATTCCCATGTATGTTGATATGATTTCTATGTAATCACGCTCTGAAAGTTCACTTATGGTTTGAATTGCCTTAGCAAGAACGGTCATTGAAACGTTGTGAGTTGATCTCTTTACCCTGACTTGCCCTTGTTCTTTATCAGTTCCAAGGCCACCCCCTTAAGCTTTTTTCCGTCATACGGACTAACAAGCTTATCAGGAAACTCGTTCAAGCATTGCCAATGGGCAGTTACATAGTCAGGTCTTTGCTCAAGTGTGAAAACCTCTGAGATGCAATCGTCAGACAAGACGTCGCCATCAAATTGTAATTTATAAGGCTCGCCATCCAGATCGAATGCCCCCTCAATATCTTTTAAGCCATATTTTACAAGCAATGTTTGAGCTCTCATTAAATCAAACTCAACATCGCCACCAACTCCAATCTTTTGTTGCTCTGAAATCTCAATCTTTTGAAACTGATTAAGAGGCGCAATGGTAAATGAAACCTTCCCGACGTTAATTTTAATTCTATCCGTCATCTTAAGAATCTTAGACATGTAACCTCACAAATAAAAAAAGGGTGCTTTCACACCCTAATTTTATACATAATGTGTAAGTAATGACTAGATAAAACCAATGAACACCGAATCATTCCCTGCGCTTCTATGGGCTTTGATTTCAAGATCGTCTGTCACAATCCCATCTTGATCACCAAATGGCGCAGCAGTAATTTTTCCTTGCGGCAACCATACGGCTACACACTCGGAAAACTCTCCAGCAGTTGATGATGGGTTGTAAGCATAAAAGAAAACAGATACATCATCATTAGCGTTGAAGTTGTCCCATTCAGTCAAGGTTGTATCATCACTGTATTTTTTGCAAGAGAATGTCGTCACTTGGTCGGTAATTCTTGAGTTCACTTTCCCAGATGCACTGCAGGCATCAATAAGGAAAGAAAGAGTGTTTTCAATGCTCATTCCAAGTTCTGAATATGAAAGCATTGTCCCGTTGATATACAAACAAGCTGAAAGCGCAACAGGCGGCAACGCGTCGGCTGTGAAATCTGGTGTGTAAGATGCTCCACCATCTGCCCTCTCGAGAGAAAGCCCTCCTAGTGATGCGTTGAATGATGGGATTTGCCCAGCGCTCCAGTTTTCCAAACTCATTGATTGAAC